CTGATGGGTCTGAGCGATACTGTGCTTGCCCTGTCGAGCAGTGAGGGGCGTGTGACGCTCAAGATAGAAAAGCAAAAGGATGCAGAGCCAATAGCCGATGAGCAGTATGAATTGACGCCGGTGGCTCTCATCGGCGACAGCAGCGCGGTGCTATTGCCAGTCGAAATGGCCGACAAGAAGCGCGGTGCGAAGCTGACGCCGGGTCAATTGCTGGCGCTTCAAGCGTTGCAGAATGGCCTCATTGATGCCGGTGTGCAGCAGATGTCGCTGGATCGGTGGAAGGATTTGCACAAGCAAAAATGCGACGATTTCACGTCCAGAAAGCGCTCAGATGACCGTGCGGCACTGCAATTAAAGGGCGTTGTGATAATTGATGGCGGGAAAGTATGGATTAACAAAGAGTTAGGGGAGAATGTGAGATGAGAACGGTAAAATCTCATAGCAATCTCATAGTGATCGGACTGATGACCGGATATGACGGAGATGAGATCCCCACTATAGGGGATCTCTTTCTCATAGTCCCCGGCATAGGGGAATAGGTAATGGCAAGAGTTAGGAAACCAAGCAAGCAACACTATGCGCCTAGTCAGGCTGCTATGAGGCGACAACAGGATGCGCTGCATCGGTATGATGATGTGGTCAGGAAGATGGAATTGAAATGGGGCGTGGATAGATTGCCGTGGGTAGCGGGCACCGCGTTGCGAGATAGATTTGAAGCTCAGATGGATCGGCTCAACCAAGCCATAGACCAAATGCACGATGTCGAGCATCAGGTGGAAGTGACATTGCGCGGGGTGGCTGCGCTTGAGCAGGCAGCAATAGCCAATGGTGCAGAGCCACTGACCGGCGAGTATTGGGAAGCCCCGATGGAAGATGGCAAGGTGATGGCGATCACGCGCAATGGTTATGAGGCGGGCAAGGTTGCCACAGAGAATAGGGATATGGTGGTGTACAGCATTGATGAGATTGCTGTGATCGTGTCCAAGTGGCGTCAGGATAAGGCGGGGCAGATCACTGATATAGCCAAGGCGATGTTCCCCGGCGCTGCTGTTGAGAAGGTTAAGACACAATTAGCAAAGGATCTAAACGATGACATACCATTCTAGGCGTTGGTCGGTAATGCCAGCTAGAGCAGTTGGTGACCGTGAGTTGAAGGAACGCGAGTTGCGTGTGCTTGGTGCATTGTGCATCTTTGCGAACCGTGCTGGGGTGTGTTGGCCTGCGATGGAGACGCTGTGTGATATCACCGGCTTTGCAACGCGGCAGAGCATACATGACGCGCTGAAGGTGTTAAAGCGCCGCAAGTACGTTAGACGGTTGCAGCCCAAGGATTATCAAGAGACAAGCAGTGGCTGGAGCAGTAACCGTTACCAAGTGCTGTGGGATGGTGACGAGCCGTTGCCAACCTATGAGGACATAGACAATGCCAAGCCATTGCAGGTACGCGCTGACGATGATGCTCAGGACACAAATGTAATAGGGGGTGTGGGGGATGTACAAGTAAACACCCACACAACCGACCAGCCAGAGGCCAGCGCCATCGCTCATGCCTACATCCGAGCCGTGCAGCAGGCGACCGGGCAGGTGCGGCTGTACGATAATGAGATAGCCCACGCCCGGCGGCTGGCCGTCGCTGGGTACACTGCGGCTGACGTTAGCGCTGCCACCCTCAACGTGTGTGACGCTGCGTTAGAGCGAAGGGCAGGGGTGCCGTCGCTGTACGATGTGGCGTCGGGGATGCTGTGATGTACAACGAACAGACCGACGTATGCTTCTGTACGGCAGGGGGTGCGAGCGATGCGCCGCCCCAAAAAAAACGACCCCTTGCCCCCCGCCTCGCCCCTAGCGTAGATGGGGGTGTCACACAAAATTTTCGCACCATTTGCCCTGACTGCGACAACGGCTTCATCCGCGAGCCGGACGGCTATGGTTGCGTTCAGTGGACATCGTGTTATCGTTGTGGGGGAACAGGAGAGGCCGATGATATATGAGGGTGATGGATCGTTTGAGCGTAAGCTGGCGAACAGCCAATGCCCGCGCTGTCGCAGCTTGATAGAGTTGCGGCGCGATGATAAGCATAAGCGCGAATATAAATGCAGTGTCTGCAATTTGAAAATTATTGACGTCAAAGGGGATACCGAAGAATGAACAGATATGAGTTATTAGAGGCCGCCAAGGAAACTGTCGCTGATCGAGGCGAAGAGTATGGTAGTATTTGGGATAATCATGAGCGCATTGCTATTATATGGACGGCGCTGGTTGGCATTGAGTTCCAGCCGGAACACGTCGCTATGATGATGGCTGGCGTGAAGCTGGCGCGTTTAGCGGCGACGCCGGATCATCAGGATAGCTGGGTGGATCTAGCTGGCTATGCCGCAACAGGATCGGAGTGCCTTCATGTCAGAAAACAAAACGCCGACGATTAGGCAGCAGCGAGCGGCTCTTGCGTCATCTGACGCAGACCGCCGCGAGGCTGTGGTGCAGGAGTTAGAGGCGATTGGAGCCGGTGAGGCGACTGACGTTATCCAGTGGGATGATATGGGGCGGGTTACACTGACGCCAAGCGATCAGCTATCGGAACGCGCCCGCCGGGCGGTGAAAAAGGTAAAGGTCACCCCCAATCAGTTTGGCAATACAATTGAGGTTGAGATGCACGACAAGCTATCGGCGCTGAGGCTATTGGCAAAGCATCGCGGGTTGCTGGAGCCGAATGCGGGCGACCAAAAGCCCAGCATGATTGGCATTAACATCACTGGGCCGACAGCCAAGATTGTGGAGATTGACGGCGATGGCTGATGTGATCGACATAAAGGAATATTTTAGCGTCCGATTTTTTAAGCGGGATATTTTATGTGGCTATTGCTCCCGGCTGACTAGGGGCCGCGTTTATGATGGCGGTGAGGCTATTGTTTGTAGTGAGTGCGGCGGGCCTATGCTTGAGCTAGAGGGCGACGATTTTAATGATAATATGACTATTATTTTTGACCCAGAGGCGTAGAATGGCGAGATCACCAAGAGCAACTGACAGATCACCCCGGCGGCGAAAGCAGCCAACGACTGAGGCGCTTGCGGGTTTAAACCTTGATTTTTCGCAAAGCCCGACAGTATGGCAATTTTTAAACGACGACAGTTTTGTGCGTGGACTGATGGGGCCAGTCGGCTCTGGCAAGACCTTTGCTTCATTAGCGGAAGTGATGTTGAGGGC